ACTCAGCATCACTCATAATAGTATGCCCAGTATTATAATAAGCTTCTGATGCCTTGTTGAGTTCATTGACTCTATCAACTATCTGATTTCTATTCATTGTTCTCCTTTCTAATTCTCCTATGAAATGAACATTCTTAATGATTTTAGACCTTCAAAAAGCCTTGATTTTCAAGGGTTTCCAGTTTTGGTTTTCTGCCACATGACTTAGTTTCAGTGCAATAACCAACTTCGTCACACTTTGCATGAAAAAGATTGTCTACAATCCACTTCCATTCATCTGAATATCTTCTCAAAGCATTACAAATATCTCTAAAAAGCTCTCTGTATTCCCAATAAGCACGACTGCACATACGTTGCCTACTCATATCAACAAGATTTCTAAGATTACGCTTGTCTACCATTTTTGATGAATATGCTAATGGTAACGCCATAGTTGCATCTTCTACTGGTACTCCATTGTCAATCATTGTTTTTATGGTTCTGTTGATAGTATCCATTAATGCCTTCCATACAGGATAATATCCGTTTTTATCAATAGAACTTGGAGTAGTATATGTAAAACCATCACCTTTTGAATAATCAATATATCTTGTACTTGCCTGTAATCTTGTTGGTGCTCCACCAATATGTGTATAATATTCTCTTAAAACTTTAGCGGAATATCCATCAATAATCATTTCTACATTGACATATTCCATAACACGTCCATGCCCTGATTTAATACAATCTAATCCACGCTTATAATTCTTTTCATTGTCAGAAACATTTGCTCCCCAACACACTCCTGCCCTTTGCCCCATTAATGTAATAGGATTCTTAGTTGTTTCTGATAAAATTGTAATTGTTCCCATAATATTATTTCTCCTTAAATGACCAACAGTAATCAACGAATCTATTAAAATTCAACATTACCTGATCATGTATATCAATCTTAACTTCAGCTTCTTCTTTATTTCTACCAACCCAAGGTGATATAACTATTTCATATTCACATTTTGACCAAAACCAATATATGAGTTCTTTTCTTAGCTTTTCCTTGAATTCTATCTTATCAATTTTACTATGAATTAATTTCTGAACCTCTTCATTAAACCTATAATGTCTAAATATGTTGTATGTAATAATTTCATTTCTGTTGAAGTCATGAAAATATACATTCCATTCCATGTATTCACCTACTTCCTTAATAACTTCTTAGTATTATCCACTTTAACCAATTGGGCATACTGGAATTTATTATCAAATTGAAAATCATTTTACTCATACATAAGCTGATAAATATGCCTAAAATAAGTAAGATGATAATAATTATCAGTAATAATTTCTTATTCATTTTTACACCTCTTCCACATAGATAACTATATGAGGAATAATTTCACCACCAACTTTAGGGAATACGACACTAAAACTATTTATGTAGTAATCTTCTCCATCTGTATCAACAATATCTTCCGTATTGATTGTTATTGGTATGTCATTTTCTTTCATATAATTAAGTGTTTTTATTAATTCACTTATATTATCTATGTCAGCATATCCTTTAAGTTTATACCCGTCATAATTATCACTGAATGATATTATTCTTATCTGCAAGTAATATACCTCCTGGCTATTTATTCTCTTTTTATTTGTGAAATGATGAGCGAATTGCTCTAAGAAATGCAACGAAAATTATGAAATCGCAGCAATGAAATAATGGAGTCTTGTTATTTTTCTTTTATCCACAGTGCAATTTTATCGTCAATATATTTCTCGTAATTAACTCCTAGAAATCTTGTACCTTTGCATACAAATGGGCATAATTTATTATTGTCTTTCTTCATCACATGAAATGTGACATCCATATTTGTTGGTTCAAGATTGCAGTGTGTCGTCACTCCATATTTTCTCTGTACTTTTGATGTATATGGGCATTCATAACAATGCATAATTACCTCCAATCTTCCAAAGAAACTGTCGTTTCCTTCGGTTCTTAAAAATCACTTATTTTCATATCAATCGCTCAAAACCCTTGATTTATAAGGCTTTCAGAGCATTGATTTTTATAAAATTCGGCAAATCCTTAAAAATGCTGTATTTTACTTGATTTTTGACGATTTTTAAATTTTCATGTCCTGAACCCCTTGATTTTACTAGGGTTACAGAGCAAAGGAAATCCGTCTTTCCTTGGCTTTTTGAGTCTCTGAAACGCCCTATTTATGGGCATTTCAGAAATCCTCTATTGTATTATTCTCTTAAAATACTAACTTTGGATGAGCTGTATCATATAAACACTGCTGTAAGTGAGTCTGTTTCTTACTTACGCCCTCTTTACTGATAGCCATTCTCAAAGCACCAGTTTGAGCAACCAAATCACATTTTTTCTTTGCTCTTGTAATTCCTGTATATAATAATTCTCTTGTTAAAAGGGAATATGATGAAAAATCAATGCCGAAAATAACATGATCGAACTGAGAACCTTGAGACTTGTGAACTGTAATCGCATAACCAAGTTCAATACTATTAACTTGTGTTCCTTCTACATATACCTCTCCAATACCCATAAATGAAATAAGCACTGCTTTATCTTCTGGAAATACCCTTTTAATAATACCAAGATTACCATTAAAGATAGGTGGATTGGTTTTGTATGTATTCTGTGTATTGATAACTTTGTCTCCTTCTCGAAGAATTGTTACTTTGCCCTGTGATACAACCTCAATCTGTTCTTTATTGTCGTCTTCTGGATTATATAAATCCTGAATCGTATTATTGATGTTATAAGTGCAAGCATCACCTTGTTTCTTAACAGGAACAAGTATCTGAGTTTCCATAACATTGAAGTTCTCTGTGTTCATTGCTTCTGAAAATCTCTGCATTATTTTATAGAAAGTATTACTCTTATCTGAATAACAATCTAATGATAAATCCTGCAATTCTCCTCTTGTCTCTGTACCAACCCAGTCTTTTTCTACAATCTGTATTCCTTTACGAATACGTCTTGCTTCTGTCACAATGGCTGATGCTGCTGCTTGTCTATGTACTTGACTAAGATATACCGTAGGAATCTCAGGAGAATTGATCATATCAAACGCAATGTTGCCACACCCAATTGATTCTAACTGTCCCATATCTCCAAGACAGATAAGCTTTGCACCTGAAGGGATTGCTCTTAAAAGATAATAGAAAAGATAAGCGTCAACCATTGAAATCTCATCTACGATTACAATGTCAACATCCAATGGGTTTTCATCATGATATGTAAAACCATTCTTCCCCCCATCATCAGTACAAGGATATTTAAGCAATCTATGAATTGTATATCCTTCTTCTCCTGTGATTTCAGCCATTCGAGAACTTGCACGACCAGATAAAGCACACTGTACATATACATAATCTTTCAATGCTTCAAGAAAAGCAGACACGGATGAACTCTTACCTGTTCCAGCTTCACCATGAATAACAACTACATTGTTTTCAAGTGCTTCTTTTACACCCATTCGCTGTTCTTCTGTAAACTGCCAACCATTCTTATGCTCGACATGCTTGATTGTATCTTCCCAATCGCCATATGTAATCTCTGATTTTGCATCTCTTAATCGGATTAATTCTTTGGCAATTTTATCTTCAATATTGTAGAATTTTCTAAGACCAATCTGTGTCTTATCTTCATTCCACCACAACTCATCACCCATATCATGAATTGCTTCTGTAATATTTATATCAGGAACATCTTCGCCAAGTTCATCAATAATTGCACCCATTAACTCGTCAGGTGTGATCCATGAACAACCATTCTGACCAGAATCTTCAAGATATTTGTAAATAAAAGCACTAATACGTTGAGAACAAAATTCTTCCATTCCACTATCAAGAGCTATTTTATCTGCCGTTTTCCAACCGATTCCTTTTACTTCATTACATAAGATATATGGATTATTTTTAACCTTTTCAACAACTAAGTCAGGTGAATTATATCGTTCCATTAATCTATTCACCATATTGTTCGTAAGGTTATACTGCTCCAACTCTGAGAAGATTTTTGCTAAATGAATATTTCGATTAAATCTTTCAATCCATCTTGCAGCCGTGTCTAATCCACAACCTCTGACCTTTACCAAATCTTCTGCTCTATTATTCTTCAAAGAATCAAATGGATCATCCAATGCGTCATACATATTTTCAATCTGAAGTGGAGTGAACAAAGTGGACAAGAATTTCTTCTGTCCAACTTTGTCATTCTCATTAAAGGTAATGGCACTATAGATTGATATGATATTGTATTGTCCTCCCCATTTGGGATCTTCTACATAATCTGCCACCAATACGTATGGATTACCTTCAACCAATTGTGGCATTGTACCTTTGATTATGATTTGATTGAATTTGTCGGTCTTAGGTTTACCCTCTTTGACCTTATCTACTGAGACAACAGCAATTCCAAATTCATTTTTATAAAATCGTATTGTCTCTACACTACATATAATTTTTATTCTATTTTCTGATGCCATTAGTCCTCACTTTCCTTTTAATCAACTTTTGTTCTTTCAGATTGAAGTAGCAATGTACCGTCTAAATGTATCTCTTGAACTTTATTTACTGTATGTTGGTAAATTGTGTCTTTGTAAATCATTGGTCTGAAACTATCGTCCCTTCTGATTCCTGCCACAACAATCTTTGAACCTCTACTTAACCAACTTCTTTCAAGTACAGTCTTCTTATCACTATTCGGATCAAGCTTTGCTGAAATTTGTTTATTATAAAATGCATAGTGACCTTTATTAAACTTCACATGTACTGCACCATACTTTGTAAGAAGTGTAACCATACAATGCAAATTATCAGCATTGATAACTGTTCCTGCTATTCTTGAAATCTTAAATTTAGGCATTTTCTTTGGCGAACCATCAATATAGCGAGTGTAATAATCGTAAGGTTTTGGTTCTTCTGGTAAATCGAAGAAATTAACTATGCCATATAGTTCTTCATTAATATTCTCCAATTCATGCTCACCATCATAGAAACTTAATGCTTGCATAGACCAAGAAGGTAATGTACCATCAGCATATTGATTCCAAACAGTTTTAAATAAAGCTTCATTATAGAGATTTAATGTATCAGTATTGTCAAACCAATCCTTTAATGGCTGAATGTATTTATCAACCTCTTTAGTAAATAATTTTTCTGATACGATATAATATTCTCCTTTTATTTTAACTACTGAGTCTTCTGTGAAATGTTCCTTGAAGAAAGGCTGAGAATTGTTGTCGAGAATATAATAACCATCATGATATCCTCTTTTTGGTACTTTCTTTCCTTCATCTATATGCTTTTCATACAATCCTTCATCATCTAAAACATATTTTTTGAAATTAACCATACGTTTTGCTAAATCTAATGATTCAGGAATAATACCCAATTCTGTCATTTTTGCGAACTGTTGCATTGTAATTTTGTCACTTGGAGTAAAAGCATAGTTTTTTAAATACCAACGCATTGTTTCTTTTCTGTCTGATGAGTGCAATTCTGTAAAGCAACCAGCTTTAATTAATTGAACCATTTTTGACTTGGTAATAAGCTTTGTATCAAGCATTTTACGAGCGAAATCTTCCATAGAATTAAATGGTCTGTTCTGAATAATTGCTTGTACAATATCATCGCCTATACCATTAATACCCTTTAGTCCAAAAATGATACGATTGTTCTCAACATCTGCTTTAAAACCAAAGTCTGCTGAGTTGATAAGTGGAAGTTCTACTTTAACATTCTCTTTTTGAACAGCCGCTATTGCTACTGCCATCTTTCCATAATTGGTAGAATCACCTGCATTTTCATCTACTGCGCCAGAATCTACAATTAAATTCGCTGTCTGCCAGTAAATCGGACTGTATTTATAACATAAATTCAGCTCTTGAAGACCTATAATCGAGTAGGCTAGTGTATGACTTTTATTGAATCCATACCCTCGCTGGGTGCAAATAAGCACATTCCACACATAGTTCGTTAAATTCTTTGATAAATGCTTCTCTTTCGCATTAGCAAAGAACTCTTCTTGTAATTGCAAGAACTCTTTTGGTTTCTTCTTTGCAACCGCTTTTCTTAATCTATCACCCCAAGCTAGTGAGAAACCACCAATCTTCGGATGCATTGTTAAAAGTACCAAATACTCCTGGGCTTCACAGATACCAAATGATACTCCAATAATATCTTTCAGAATATCTTGTTCTTCTTGTGTCAGACCATATTCAGTCATTTCATCATACCAATACTGGATATTTTCTCTAAAACGAGCATATTTCTGTAATGGCGTTTCAGCACCTTTTTCCTGTGCCATAAGTCGCAATACTGAGTTAATGGTTGCTAATTCATCGACAGAAGCAGGTTTTGCTAATGCAACCGCCTGTACACCACTCTCTTTCTCCATCTGAAAGAATGACATTACTTTGTGATTCCAAAGCATTTCCCACATATCTTTAGCATTACGTTCCAAAGTATATACACCAATATATTTTTCATAAGTAGCTTTCAATGAACCTTGCCACTCTATTACATTATTCTCCAAAAGCAGTTCCAACTCTGCTTGCATTTTATCCAAAGCATCAATACAAAGCAGATCGACCTTAATAAGAGAACAATCTTCACACATATGTAAATCAAACTGAGTAATAACGTCACCTGAATTTGTTTTCATAAGTGCTGTTGTATCTGTAAATGGTCTATCAACTAAGATAATTCCACCTGCATGTGAACCTACACCATTGACAAGTCCTTCTATCTTCTGTGCAGCTTCCCATAATTCAGGATATTTATTCATTTCTGTAACAAATTCTTGTACAGGTGGGTTATCATCATCACCATAATACATTTGTGATAAAGTTCTTAATTGACCTCTATCGGCTACAATCAATGAACTAATATACTGAGCTATATCATTATCAATCTTCAAACCACGAGCTGCTGTTAAGATAGCACTTCTACTCTTTTCAGTTGATAGTGTCATAACCTTACTAACTCTATCTTCTCCGTATGTATCTTTCATAGCCTGAATAACTGCTTCACGCTTTGAACCACATATATCAATATCAATATCCAAAACAGAAGCACGTTCTGGATTTAAAACTCCTTGTCCATTATTTCTAATGGGGAAGACTATATCTTATTCTTTACTAAATTTCCAACCGTAATAACTTTCCTTTCTTCCATTTGCAACATCTGACACCCACTGTTTTACCGTTTGAAAAGTTTTTGACTTGGTTATATTGCTGTTAATTAAATAATCAGCACAACTTGAAACGGAGTCAAAATGTAATGTTATATCATCTTTTTGAGCTAATATATTCTGTCCATTGTATATTCTTTGACTGTAGCGTTTAATTCCATGCTCATTTAAAATTCTATCTATGGTGTTATGATCTACGCCATATTTTAAAGCCACTTTTCTAGCAGTTTTTTAACCTATAATAATCTTGAATGATCTGATCTTCATCAAAATCATATAAAGCAATTTCTCTTCCACCTATTGTTGAATTATATCCTTGATTATAAGAATCATAGCATCTAATCCAATATTTTTCTCTCTCATCCAACAAATCATTTTCAACTTCTTCTATTTCTTCTATGTGAAAATGTTCTATCCCATATTTTTTAAATGCTTTATATAATACAATTTGCTTAAAATATTCTTTTGTTGAGTTACATTTGTGCTGTTGCCATCGTTTTGTTAATGTTTTTATGGTTTGTCCTATATATATTTTATTGTTAATATCGTTTGTAATTTTATAAATTCGTCCCATAATATTGTCATATTACAGTTGGTAGTAAAGAATTTTCGCACTTCGAGCAGTAGTCATTTTCTGCCCTACTCCATAAAGGATAGTCGTTGCACCTTCCTATATAATAGGCTTGGCACAGGATTACCATATCATCTCTGACTTAGGCTTCCCTGTTAGCACAACTTCTAGTTATCATTTCCTATAACTCCTGATGCGTAAGCTGTACACCGTTGACCAAACGTTCACGAAATTTTTTATAATCATGTCACCATGATTAGGAAGCCTTTAATGTTGACCTCCAAGGATACGTCTTTGTTTTTTCTCTTAATGGATTAATCTGTGTGATACCAAGAATATTTAATAGACAGAAACCTACACCAGAACCTCGACCAGCCCCTACTAATGTACCTGCACTCCAAGCAATCTGTACATCAATAGCAATCTGAAGAAGATATTTAGACCAACGAACCTTCATTTTTTCAGATGAGTCCTTTATATAATGAAGACATTCGTTTATTTTTTCATAAGCTTCGTCTGTTTGGTAATAAGGATCTGTGTCAATATAAGCAACAATATCTCTTACTAAATGCCTATCACAATCGTATTCAGAATGATAAAACTCACTTAATAAAGGGATTTGATTCTTAAACTTTTCATATAACTCTTTGTTTGGTTCAGAAGTATTTAATGGAATATACGGAATATCAAGGTCTTTTGTGAGTTTATAATACTCTGCTTTTCCATATATAAGCATTGTATTGTCTAACCCCTTTTGAACTACATCGTGACCATAGTATTCGTCCATATATTCATGAATTTCTTCTTCACTCATGATATAAGTGGTAGAATAAAAATCATCTACTTCTCTATCGCCCTCTTGAGACTCCAAAAAGATTTTATGTATCTGTCTATCTTCTTTTTTAAGATAGTGTGCATCCGTTGTAATAATATATGGTGTTCCTGTTTCTTCTGATAATTGAATTAATTTATGATTGACATAGATTTGCTCCATCATATGAGAAGGTTGCAACTCTAAAAAGAAGTATCCCTCACCAAATATCTCATTCATATATGCAATCCAATCTTTACAAGATTGCCATATTTTTCGATATTCCTTTGGATTTGCCCTTTCTAAATCCTGAAATTGTAAAAGTCTATGTGGTAAAGCTCCCCCAAGGCAAGCCGAGCTTCCGATAATATCTCCTTTATAGTTTGCCATCATTTCTTCAAGATCACTATAATAGGTAGGAACTCGCATCATGACATGCATAAAAGAGTTCTTAGTCCAAGCTTTTGTACTTAATTCTCTAATGCCTTGATGCCCATGAGCATTTAATGCCACTAAAATAAAATGAGGATATCTATTATTAAATTTATTCTCGGCAGTTACATCTTCTGTACACAAATATATCTCATTACCAAGAACAACTTTAAAATTCTCCCATCCTTCTAAATCCTTGTGACTATCATAATATTTAAGTGCGTCTAAAGAGGAAGTGATAGACTCATGTTCCGTAAAGCAAATGCCAGCATGACCTAATGAGTGAGCATACTCAATCATTTCAGGCACTTTATTTATAGAATCTCGAAGTCTTAAATTACTTCCCTCTGCACTATGGTTATGTACTCCAAAAAAACTCACTCAAATCCTCCTCTTATAACTGTTTTAATAAGCTTCTAACTGGTTCTCTACTCATATTTTCTTTTGCCCATGAGATATAACCAGGATCAATTTCTTTAATTTGTGGAAGTGTCTTTCCTGAATATTTTCCAAATGTAATTACATAAGAATCAACATCTGGTAACTCTTCCTTTGGAATATCAACACCACCTAATGCAGAAACTACATCATCAGAATATGTCATATCAAGATTTGACCTACTTGCTAAATAATCACACATATGTACAAAGAACTGCTCATCATTTTCAGGCTTTGGTAATACCGTCTTACTTCTCTTTGTAGAAGTCCATTCACCCGAATGACTCTCACATAATCTTGCAATATATGCTTTTGTATCAGCGTCTACATCATGTTCAACAGATGTATTTCTCACCCACTCACCTGCAAGCATCGGATGTTCGTGTACCGTATATTGAGAACCATTTAGCCCACATTTAATTGCATCATGAAAAATTGGTGTGCAGCGTAAACAATCTCGCTGTCGCTCATTGGTCTTTTCTTTTACATACTCTAATCCAAGAACATAATTCATTACTTCTGCAAACATTAAAATATGAAAAATCTGACCATGCGGCTGACACTGTGTTTTATTGTGATACTTAAAAGATGTACTACTTGGAATTGTGAAGATATAATCTGGAATTTCTTTAATCATATCTGTACAATATTCTCGAATCTCATCTGTCTCAAACTTATTTAATAATTCTTCAAAAACTTTTACTTTGTCCATATTTTCTCCTTATACAAATTCCCAATGATATCCAACAACCTTATATTTTTTTAAGCAAGCTCGTCTTATGGTGCTATGTGATACACCATTGTTTCGTGCAGCTTCTCTCAATCCGCTATATACAACTTGAGTTTCTATACATCGAACCTTCTTCTTCGTACTGTCAGTTTTTGTACCATAGTTATTATTGTACAAAGCGGTACACCACTCTAAATTGCACACATAGTCATTTTGTTTGTTTTCATCTCTATGATTCACTTGTGGTAATTTTAGCGGATTTGGAATAAACGCAATCGCAACTAAACGGCAAACACGCCTGTTATATTGTTTATCTTTTCCTTGTAAAGTTACTTGTCTATATCCATCTCTATCTACCAACAAGTATATGATTGCTAGAATTATTTTTGACTCTTCCATAATTTGATACGCTATACAGTGGGAATTCTTCAACAACTCTCCACTCTTCTGTCATTAAAATACCAACTTTCTTTTCTTCTCTATATTATTGTTCTCCAAAGCATTCCACTTTTTATTAACTTCAAATGTCTTTTGAGTTGGTGTCCACTTTGAATAATATTCACATTCATTTTTATAAATAGTTGCTTCTGGATTTGTTGTGCAGAACGTGCACCAATGACATAATGGCGTGGGCTTCGGAATAAACAGATTTTTATTCTCACTTGCTTCAATATCACCAAACACTTTATCAAGTGCTTTAATTAAACGCTTTTCCCATCCTTTTGTAAGAGCATATTGTTCATCGTCTATAAGGATGAATCTATACTGCGATTCAATAGGCAATTCACCAAATTCGTTTAAAATTGCCAAGGCATAAATTCCAAACTGTAATGAAGTTGCCAATTTACTCTGATCATATATTTTCTTGGAAGTCTTATAATCAACCGTTCTATACTGACCATCCTTTACATCAATTCGGTCAATAAAACCTTTTAGAATAACTTTGTTATCCCATACAAATTCAAAAGGTTTTTCAAAATATGTAGGTTGCCAAGTAGTATCTTCCATTTCTTCGTGTAACACTTTATCAAACAGCTTTATTTTTTCTTCATATGAAGCACCACTCGCATTATCAGCTTCGTGCCACACTTCAAAATATTTTCTTCTTAACTGTGCTACACCTAATAATTCTTCTTTTGTTTTTTCGTCTGTTTCGGTCACTCCATTCTGTAGAATATTATTTAACTTGTCATAATCTACTGCTTGACCAGAAACAATCATCTTGCCCTTAGTTTCGAGTACGTAATGACACAGACTTCCTAACTCAAGTGCAATTGAAGTATCCTGTGAATACTTCTTATCCATATATTTAAACTTATACTGAAGAGGACAATTTTTGAAAACCTCAATTTTACTATATGAAAATGTAGGTAAACCTTTGTCCTTATCAGTTACAGGTCTTACTCTATCTTTTAATTCTTGCAATTACTTCTCCTTTTTTGATTCTTTCAACACTCTATTAACTTCATCCATTGTGATAACAATCTTCTCATCTAATAATTCCAATAATGTTTCTTTCCCCATATCTGTAGGACTGGCTTTATAAGGCAATCTATTCTCACTGTCTAACAACAAACAAACTTTGCAATATGGCACTAATCCTGCTACTTTTTTTACAAGTTTGTTATAATAAATCTCTGCCTCAAAAGAATGTGCATCCTGGTATTCTCTATCAAAAGCCACAATCACTTCTTCACATTTGAGATATTGCAATAATAATTTTTGCTGAGTGACAGTAATATTACTTCCGCAAGTTGCTACTGCAAATGAATCTTCTCCAAAGTACGAATAATTTTGCATACATCCTTTTTCTGATTCAAGCAGCATTGCTTTTCGTATTGATTTAATTTTGTTTTGGGTAACATTGATTCCGTATAGATTTGAACCTAATTGATGACTAAGAAACTTCCCACTTATTTGAAGCGGAACATACTTTCCTACTCTTTCAATATCAGATTCATCAAGATAACGACCTCTAATTCCAATCAACCGATTGTCTTTGTCTCGATGTGGAATTACGATTTGGTTGGTCAATCCATAATAACCAATCTCATATCTGCTCAAAGCTTCACGAGAAATATTGTCATTTAACCAATCTTCATGAGGTGCATAGTAGAATGTGTCTAAGATATTTTCACTAATTTCAGACAATGTAGGTACTTCACGCCTATTCTTTTTTACTGACTTCAAACGATTAATCCATTCAAAATCATTAATACGATTCTTTTCTTTCTCAATCTCATCAGCATTTGTAACAGCTAACTTTCCTGTAAGTTGCCCAATAAAATGTAACGCTTTATACCATGTAACTGTCTTCCCTTTAACTCTATTGGCTCTAATTACTAATTCAACAACATTAAAACTATCTGAACATTTAGAGTAACAATGAAAAGTTCTTCCTTTGTACCCTTTATCCTCGTTTGGTTCGTGATAATAATACAATTTCCACGAATCTGATCCGTGACATACCGACTGGAATATTAAATCGCCATTACTATCTGTTTTTGGATAACTAGAGCCAAAATAAGTAACAATTTTTATTATATCTTCCTTAGTAAGTGAGTTAAGAATTGCATCCTTATCTAAATACATACCCTCACCTCACTTACCAGTTTCCCCAACTCTTCTTATCAGTTGGTTCTTCTTCCTGTTCTTCATCAATCGGATTATCAGGTACTTGAGATAATAATACAGAATGTTCCTTAATCTTCTCTTCTACCTGCTCAATCTTTGTAAAGTCCATATCAATTAACTCGAAATCATAATTCGTTACAAATAAGCACTGTTCTGTCATAGTACCCAAATCAATTTTTGTCCAAATAATGATTCGTGTTAATCTTCCTCGTCTGACTTTATATACCCAATGACACATATTAGGTACAGGCATATTAACCATTTTATGTAACACCGATTCAATTTTCTTTTTCTCTGCTTTGGTGGGAGCCATTGAAATAACACCCATATCCAATTTATTCGCTAATGCTTTTGAACCAGCTAACAAGTTCTGATCCTTATACTGTGCATTTTGTGCTTCACCATTTAACTGAGAAGCAGTATAAATAAACACATCTAACTGTTGAGCAATTGTCTTTAATTCGGTTGCAAATACCAATAATAACTGATGCTCTTTCAATCCCATTCCAGATTTACTATTTACTTCTGCCATTAAACGTAATGAGGTATGAATATAGTCAAAGAAAAAATATCTAACAGAAAATTCTCGGTTGTATTTTTTTATCTGGTTTTTAATGTCTTCAATGGAAAAATCAGGAATATGTACGATATATAATGGACTAGATTCGATATAAGAAATGGCTTGTTGAACTCTTTCTAATTCTCCTTGTTCATATGTACCATATAGAATATGTTCCTCATTTACTTTACTAACGGCTGCAATTAATAATGTCTGTATTTCATCTACTGGCATCTCAGTTGAGAAAATAGTAGTAGGCTCACAATTTCCTGTATACACATACTGCTTTGATGCAACATCATAAAAATACGGAACAGCAATTTTGCAAGCATCGCCAGCAGCCATACGAGTTTTACCACCACCTTGAGGACACGATCTCATAAATAAACATCCTAATCTCGCACCTCTTGATACAGTATTCAATCCCTCGTTATTCAAAGCTAAACCAACATCAGGAACTTCCATCAATTCATTTACCAAATCTATCATGCCATCACCAGCCTGAACATCTGTACTTAGTGTATTGGTACAATATTTCATATTGGGATTAATAACAAATGTTGCTTCAACCATTTCAATAATGTCTTGCTCAGTATAATTGTCAAACTTAATTTGTTCAGCTTCCATCTTTGAGGCATCTGCAATGGTACTGTCAAAAATAAATCTTGTATCAAGACCTTTTTGCTCATAATATCTAAGCAATGCGTATTTTCTTAATCTGTGATAATAATAATCATAGTTCTCAATGGTAGCCATATCTCTTGCATTTGAAAGATATTCTATACCTTGATTCTCCTGAAAAATTGAATACTGTTCTTTGTAATTGCTTAGATATGAATCTATACTAAATTCATCAATTGTGGTGCAACCTTGCATATGTAGATTGTAAATTGCAACAAATAGCAATTCATAGAAGTTCTCTGTATTAAAATCAGTTCTATCTAATGGTCTATCAATATCATCTATTAAGGAAGAATCTTGTATCAAACAACCAATCGTATTCAAATATGCTCTTTTATCTACAAGTCCTTCATGTGCCATTATTTCACCTCTTTCCCAATTGACTGAATATCAATCTGTTTTATTTTTCTCCTTTTAGGTTGAACAATAATGGTCTTTTCTTTGTACATATTTGAAATATCCATACTTTCATTATGTTCTTCCAATTTATCAACCGACTCATAATACTGCATTGCTTCTGTGTGATAATATGGGACAATTCCAATTACATCACCAGTTAAATCTTTTTCAATGATTTCATGCAGATAAACCAGAGTCTTATACATGCTTTCGTATGTAAAACCATAACGCTTGATATAATCTTCTGTTAAGGCATATACTTTTGTACTTAATTCTTCTCCTTCGATGAGACTTCTTAAATACTTATAATACTGTTGCTTTTTTGCATATTCCTCTTCGGACAATGCTTCTTTCAATTCAGCTTGAGGTCTAGCCTTTCTACCGACTTTTTTCTTTGTAGCAACTTTATCTATCTGTTTAGTTTTATCTTTCTGCAATGTCTTGATTGCAATATTAAAACATTTTTTATGAGCATAGCGTCCCTTGTATGGAACGCCATCCTCATCTACAATTGGCTCATTGCATATTACGCATTTTCTTCGAGCTGCCATGTATCAACCTCTTATAAGTTATTCTCCTCAATGAAACTCTCAATATCATAAATGATTGCTTCAATAAGCTGTTCCTGACCTTTCTTCAGATCACTAGCCTTCTTACCTTCGCCTAACTGATTTGCAACGATTGTCTGTAAATCCTCAAGATATCCATTGTCAGCAAGCTTCTCTCCAAGTTTCTGTAACTCGTCCATAAGGTCATCATATGATTTAACATCAACTGTTCTCTGTGCTTTCTGCTCCTCATATGTAACTGCTGTGATTCCCTCTTCTCTCTCCTGAATCTCAATAGCCTTAATAATTACATCTTCAAGAGCTTCAGCAGTGAACTCCTCAATATAAGTAGTAGGAAGATAATCGAAACGAGAACGAGCAAAGAACTCATCTGTCTGTGCTAAGAAACCAGAAGACTTAACAACCTTACCGTCTTTATCAACACCGTTAGAACGAACATAAACACATAAGTCTGTATTATTGATGATAGGTGCTAACGCTCTCTTATCAGCCTTTGGTGAAATGTATCCATCCTTCTCCTGTGCATGTGCAATAAAGTAACAACAATATCCAGCACCAAGCAACTTGTTAATCTGCTTCCAGAACTCAGTCTCATACTCTTTCCAAAGTCCATATCCACCATTTCCTTCTCCGATTGAAGGAGCTTTATACTTCTGGCAAATAAACTCCTGACAGTAATTTGCAGCCGCTTCAATCTCATCAAAGATAATTGTTGAATACATTTCTCTTGCCTTCTCTACTGTTGCAGGATCTGTAAGCTGCTTGTTAATCTTAATAAAGTCAGACCACTTTGTAATAGGACAATATGGAACACCAGGAATGGCATTAAGACCTGCCTCGAATGGAAGATAGAATGGCTTCTTCATACGAGTTGCCTGCTTAGTCTTTCCTAAGTTATTTCCACCATAGACAAGAATAACCTTACCCTCTAAACCTTTTGCTACTGTGCTGACCTGTGGATTAAAAATATCTAATTCGTTCATGTAATTCTCCTTTATTTTCAAAAATATTTTCTTAATAAAAATGGTACATATTTCAAACTATTTCATTCGTACCTACAACAAAGTTAGATTAGAAACCTAAACTTCTACCATGTGCTGCACCACTTGGCTTTGCAGTAGATGCCCTTGCGCCACTCTGAGCTTTAGCTTTTGCTTCCTCAAGACGATTTGCTCTCTCCTGAATTGCAGCCTGAATTGTTTCAGCGACATATGGAAGCTCTGGTGTAATGCCCTCCTCATATGCTTCAGAAGCACCTGTGATAAGAAGATCACTCTTAATCTCTACAGATACCTTCTTTCTTGGCTTACCAATCTTAACTGGAATCTCTGTAACAGTCTCAATTCTGTTATTGATAATATCTCCATAGAACTCTACTGTCTGTCCTACCTCGAATCCTGAATCAACAGCCTGTCCTACTTCACCCTCTGCCACAAGGTCGATTGGCTCAATTCCGTTATATGTAGGCATCCATCCGCTTACTACGATTCTTCCTGTCTCAACACCGTCAGTATCAAGTTCAGGATTGATACCAGAAATGAATACCTCAATTGCGAACTCTGCGTGTGGATCATAATCCTCGCCAGCCTTTAATCTATTGAAGAAATTGCTCTTGTAAGATACAATCTTCTCACCATTCTTACCTGTGAATGGACTAATATCACCAGTTACTCTAACCTTTGTAGCCTCTTCCTCACCAACTTCTGCAATAGACTTGTACTCGTTCATTACTGTCTGAATGCCTGCATAAGTTTTGTTATCAGTACCAGCTTTAGTCTTCTCATTTACATTGACGTTGTACTTAACGAAATTCACATCAGAAGTCTTGACTGTAATATGACCTGTTACCTTATTCTTTCCATCCTCTGTTACAATCTTCAGATCCTTCTCACTAACTACACCTACTGCTGTTGCCTTTGCATTTGCCTGTCTTAAATTTGTTTCCTTTGTTGTTGTCTCTGCCATTTAAAAATGTCCTCCTTAAAATTAAAAAAATTATGTAAATATTGTTAATAAAACAATCTATCTAAACGCCCAAATGGACGGAACACAGAAAATAAATTTATGTAAAAATCTATCCTCATCAGTGATTTTTGAGTATACAAACCCAAGGGTATGCTGTTCTTCCACCCATATTTATATTCTCTATTCAGTTTTGATTTTTGGAATTTTTGAACTGAATTGTTCAAGACTGATTACTAAGCAGTAATCTTTACTTTGATAAGCCTATATGGCTGATAAGCGTTTGGATATTTCTCTCTATCCACTTTACTGATAAACATATCATATGGTCTAATCCATACTCTTTGATCCTTTAAACTCTGATATACAACCATCTTTTCTTCTGTTTCTGTATTAGTTCCAATAGCAACAATCTTATAGAAACCACCTTTGAAATGTTGTACTGTGTCTCCTGGTTGAAAATCTCTATTATACATGAATAAATCATCTACACCATTTGATTGCATATGTCCTAATATCTCAACATTCATTGTGATAAATTCACCATGTTTTAAAAGTTCGTCCTTTTCAATCAGTACCACCTTATCAACTAAGTAACCATCCTCTTTTTCCTCACAAAAAACTATCTGACCTGATTTCCAATTATTTGCGAAGTCTTCATTAAATCTAAATTCTGCCACTTTCTCACCTCACTTACATATTCTCTGTTCGATTTTGATTCACTTGTGTTTGTTTTAATCAAGATCTTCTGCCTCTAAATCATATAATTCTGCAACAGAAATGTGTTCATTTTCTTCTAATGTTGATTCTGCATTTTTAAAACTATTCTCTATTATTTCATATACATTTTCGTTTTCTTTACAGTCCACTTCTACATATCCATCAAATCTCACTCTATATTTCATATTATCTACTTCCTAAAATTTTCAAAAGAAACAGTGATTTCTTGCTATTCTTATATTCTCTGTTTCTTGATATTGATACTGTAAAACCATTGATTTATAAGGGTTTTCAGCACCTCATTTTTATTATTCTCTAAAAATCATTGAAAATTAGGGATTTTTGCTCGATTTGAGCATTTTTGAAATTTTTGACCTCTGAAACCCTTGTAAACACTAGGTTTGTAAAGCCAAAGAAATGTCAGTTTCCTTCGGTCTTGATTTTCATACTATATATGGTGTTTATAGTATTTTATAATCACTATATATAGTATATTGTTTACTCTTCACCAACAAATACTAGCCTAATCCCATAACAATACATTATTTATTGCCGATTCTCTTTCAGATTCATACATATCCCAAGGTTTTCTAACTCTTACTCTGAAACTATCATCAACAATTTCTTCCAACAGTGTTCCATCATCTTTTGGTTGCATTTGTTCCTCTAAAAATTTCTCGCAATCAGGACATAATGTTTTATTCTCTTCAAAGTCCCAAGGTCTGATTTTTATTGGAGCACCACAGCAATCACACATATTCTTAGTATCACTTTCATAGTCAAGAATATATCTTTTATGTTCTCTATCAAAGCCACTGCCAGTTAATACAATCTCATTATCAGGTGGAGTCAACTCATCATCACGATTTGCTCTATCAAATATATCTCTCCATCTTCCAAGAATACCAAAACTATCACTGTGAAAATCACTATTAGCTGTTAAATCATGTATCACTGTTATTTACCTCTAGTAAATATTGTTTTAACCTTTGAGAAAATGTTATTCTTATGATTAGAACTCAAATCAGCATCAGCTTTTCTTACAATTTTAGAAATGCTGTCTTTTTCAACTTCATAGTGTGCATCTATATATTCTCTTAATTCCTGCACATCTTTTGGCGTATTGATTGTTCTAACAATATTTCTACCCATTTTCTCAGTTTCATTAATCATCTTATCGAGTGTCAAATCACAAAATTCATCTACCCAATCACCAAGATAATAGAATCTGTCAATACAAACCTTTTTGTTCCTATCCTGAAATGTTCCAAACAGAATTGGATCTTTTTCTTTCTTCTCAGCTTCAATTTTTCTTTCTTCTTTCCCAGAATAATCAGTATAAACAACATACATCTGGTCAAATAATTCCTTAGTCTTATCAATTACATCTACAATCTCATCAGGAATTTCTCGTTCATATCTTTCCAGTTCGATAATCTTAATTGGTCTTTCGCTGCGATTGCGTGTATTAGCGACTGTATCAATATAGAAATCAATATCATCCTTGTAAACAAAAGTTGTAATTCCCATATCTACAAGCTTCTGTTCTTTTTCAATTGATTCCATACAGAAAAGGATTTTCCTCAATCCTCGGATCTGACCTGTGATTCTATACTTATTTGCCAATTCTAAGCAATTTTCATAGATTTTCTTTAAGTCATCTGAAGATACTTCATATTTTTTATCTTTGATTCTTTCAAAATATTGCTGTGGAGTTAATTGAGACTCCACATTATCTGTTATTTTTAATTCGTCCATTTATAATTACCTCCACTTTAATATTCTCTAAACAGATTTTTATTTTGCTTTATTTCTTACTTGAAACATCCTCTAAAACAGGCTTCTCATTTATAATCTCATGTAAAAAAACAAAAATAAGACCATCATGGAAATCAACTTCATACTTATCATATACATTAGTATCAATAAGCAAATGAACATCAATTTCATTCTCAAATCCAATACCTTCAACTTTATGTTCACCTTTGATATTCAGATAAGTTTCCTTGGTTCTATTGACAAACTCTGTCTCATATTTAATATTCTCCTTTGGAATACCAATCGCATTGTAAATATAAATCTTATCTGTTCCCACCTGTGCAACTCTAAAAGCTGCTGTGTGATTATTAAACATACATGTATACTCCTTCTTAAAATTTTCTTTGCATAAATCATCAATAAATATATTTGAATTTCTTAATCCTCTACTTAACATGTTTCTCTGCCAACCAGTCGAAATATAAATTGAACGATTTTTACTTTCGGTTACATCACTCTTGTTAATATCTACTGTAAATATTCTCTCTTTAACATTATTAAATTCTTCAATTTTATGTCCAATAGAATCAATCCTTACCATTAAATATGGCATAATCAAAGAATTAACAATATCTTTTTCGATTCCATTTTCAATTATTACACCATTAAATCTGTGCCCTCTAACGGAATCGTTTACAGGTAATACTTCAATACAATTACCATTATTCCAATAACAACCTAACTTCCACACATAATTTCTTAATTGAGTATTACTTCGATCTAACAATAAGTTTGAAATGCATTTCATTACAATCTCACATTGTTCTTTTGTTCTTGCAAATACTCCACATTTATATCTTGTATACTGATTACAGAATTCAATCTGATCTTCTAATGCTTGTACTAAATTCGTATGTATCAATCCTCCTTATTTATCACCATCTACTTGTATATCTACTATCTATAAATAACTCTTCCTTTGGTCTTGGATTCATTAAATCTGCGCTGCTTAAATTAAGTCGATTACCATAATATCCACTCCATGAACCACAACCTCTTACATTTACCTTTCCATCAAAAAAGATATGAGTAATTCGATATGCAGGTTTATCACAACATTGCCAATAACTGATTTTGAAGCAGTTATCCTTATTTACATTCTCTAAATGTTTTGGTACAAAGTACCAAATCTCACACTCGTCATTGATTTGCTTTAATGTGTATCCTTCATTAAGCATCTCATTAGCCTTCTCAATTCTTTCATGTCTTATTTCATGTGCTAATGCTTTTTCAGGTGTGTCAAACAGTTCTCCACATTCGGAACATCTATATTTAATTACTTTCTCCAAGATTTCACCTCCTCGCAAGAAATCGAAAATTCTTGCGACTTTTATTGATTACTCATTCTCATATTCTTCTAAATAATCAAGTGGATTATAGCCACTTTCTACAGCATTTTTCACAACTAATGGATCATCAGATTCTAATGTGATTTCTCCCTCTTCAATCGTTCCATATACTTCACTGTGTTTTCCAAGAATTTCTCCGAAATATACATCCTTACCAATTGCATTGTCTACTTCTTTCTTTGTTGCCTTGAATATACCTTCGACTTCGCCTTGTCTACCACAATCCCAATAAAAACGCCATAGACATTCTGTTTCACCTTCAACAATTGTTTCAATATCATATTCTGTTGCACACTCATATTCGATTTTACAACCACGCATTTTATCCCATCCATCAACAAAATATACAATATCTGCCGTTGCTAATAATTCAATAGACTTTGCAAGATACCAAAGCGGTTTTGCATCAACTGGTGTATCTTTAAAAAAGCTATCAATAACCTCTACATCTTCTCCAATTTTTGTTTTTGCTGCTTCTATTGCCCTGTTTCTTTCTAACAAAATTTCCTCATCTGTTTTACCTCTCATTGGTTGACTAATAAATAATTTCTTCATAATAGTATTCTCCTTTCTTGTATCACATAAAACCAAATTTACTTCGTTTCTCTCCAACTGACACTGTAATATGGCTCATTGTACTGAGTACCAGTCTCAACTTTATAACCAAGTTCCTCTAATTTCTTTCGTGTTTCAGGTTTTAAAGAACCATCTTCACTGATTGAAAATTTACCATCTGTAATTGCATCTCTAATTAATTTAGATAATTCTGCTAATTGCTGTGTCGTGCAACTATCAATTGCATTGTTTGTCATCTTATTTGCTTCTGATGCAGATGGAATAACATTCTTTGGTGGTTGTACTTCTGGCATAGGTATGTTATAGTCTATTAAAGGCAAAGAAGTAATCGTATCTTTACATACATTCTTTTCATCACATAGAATACACGCATAATGCATTCTACTTTCTTTTGGATATTTACAACTCATTTATTTCACCTCCCAAGGAAACCGATAATTCGTACTTGTTTATTCTCTGTTCTTAGAATCCCATTTAATAAAATCTTCTAAATCATATTCGCCAGATTCTTCTTCCTTAATCTCAGGAACAAATACGTTATAGTTACCTTCGCTACGATCATGCTCAGTAATTTGTTTCAACATTTCGTACATATTTGTAATTCCTAACTGATATGCTCTCTTCTCGCCTTCAGTCATTCCGTCACAAATTTCATCATTCTTGTTTTCTAATAGATCCTTATATTTTTCTAAGCTTTCTACGATTAATAAAAATTCTTCGTTCATTTATATATTCTCCTTTCATTCCACAAGAAACGAATCTTTCTTGTTCTCAGTTCATATCATTATGTGTTTCGCCATCTGAGTAATAAATGTTCCAATCCTTGAATAATTCAATTAACTTATCATTATCCCAATCATATTCATTACAATGTGTAATAGCGATTGATTTTTTATCTCCAAAGTTTCCTATATCATTAGAGCATCTATTATACAATTCTTCTAAATCAAGTGTCCCATATCTCAATGTGTCCTGGAATGGGTTTGGTACATTTGTTTTATCAAACATATATTCATTGATAAATCTCTTATTACATTCAGATGGAAATTTGCCAGCACCATGTCTTGTTAAATAAGTACGAGATACATAACAAGTTTCAACATTTATCTCATCATTCCATTCAACATTTTCAATTATTCTCTTGGGATTTTTTATACCTGTATTAGACGGTGTTAGATGTGGAAAATATTCTGTGTTGTTCTGATCAAGCAATAAACCTTGTGCAGCTTCAAATACAATATTGTCAAACTGATTTAAGAAATAATTATCTGATATAGTCAATGAATGATTATTCATAAAATCCCAATCATCTAAAAAGTGTTCAAATATACCATTATCAAAGAATATTCTTGACCATTCATCTGTTAATATAATATTCTCTCTTTCAAATTGTTCTAAGTAATATTCCCTGATATGATTATCTACATCAGTTATACCAGCTTTGTATCTTTTGATAGTTTCAAAAATTCCCAATCCACAACTACCATGTTTATTTTTCCCACGATTCTCTTCTATAATCTGGTTTGCCATCATATCAAAAGGTGTTGTAAACATACAGTTTTGATTGATATAAACATTTGGAATATATCCTAATTTCATCAATTCATCATATTCCTGCTTAAAAATAATTGGATTAACAATAAAATCCTCAGATAAATATGTACTTGCATGATTGAATGTTCCAGATCCAAAATGATGAAAGACATGTCTGATTCCATCAGGCGTTGTTACGGTATGTCCTCTCTGAGCACCACCATTTGAACAAACAACAATACTATTAGGTTCCTGTGAGAAGTAATCTGTCATAAGACCTTTTCCTTCGTCTCCAAAGTTAGCACCTATCACAATCTTAATGTCTTTCATCTTTTAAATCTCCTATCCTACCAAGTAATTCCTTCTGAGTTAGAAGGTGTAGTAACTGTATCTGTTACATTATTCTCTGCTTCACTAACAATAATATCTACAATCTCATTTGTAATACTATCCATAGTTACTCTTCTAAAGTGTGTATCATCAAGATACTTCTTGTAAGACTTCTCAATTTCTTCTTCATCCCATCTGTGACCATGATTTACATCTAAATGATAAATGTTAAACTTCTGAGAAGCCTCTTCGTATAAATCCTTAGTCTCTACATCAGACTGAAGGTTGTCACCTGTCACCTCTGATAAACCATGACCTCTGCCCTTAAATGGAAGATATGGATTTAACTGCTCATCACCCATTGTAATAATAATTCCTTTTCTTCCACGTTTTAAGCAATCAAGCTTTGTATGACGAGAACCGAAATACCATGCTGCTGTGTAGGATTCATAACTGTTTCCACCACCACCAAACTCAAAATAAATCTTGTCAAGCTGTTCAGCAATACGAATATCTGACTCAAACTGTGAAGCCTGAATTGGACAGCTATCACAAGCCAAATCACCAATACCCATAATAAGAAACTCAACATCTGTAACCTTTTCATATAACTTAGTCATAATTACATTTAACTTCTTTGCCACTTCAACAGCAGCCTGTCCCATAGAACCAGTTACATCAAGTGCAAGAATAACAGGAATTGTGTTTGGATGTTCCTCTGTATCGCAGCACTCTCTAATAACATTCTTAGGATCAAGTGCAGAATCAATATTTCTTGCCTTAAACATGTCCTGATTAGAATAAGAACCACTAATCATACCATCCGTTGAAACACTCATGCCCTTTGCTGTTGAATAACTTACATACCTATCTCTTGTCCATGAACCACATCCCATATTATGCTTCCTCCTCTTCATCTACTTCTGTATCATCGTCATCATTGCCACTCATATCAAAGTCAAACATTCCGTCAAACATGTCACCCATATTCCCACCCATCATCATAAGTGGTAACATAGAACTCATTCCACCATTTCCATTCATCATACCAGTAGAACCATTGTCACCCTTCATCATCTGAGAAAGCATCATATACTTGAAGATATTGTTTGTGCCTTTCTTACCCTTGATAATGTCACTACCAAACATTGAAACAATCTTGCCATAAAAATATGTATTACCCATAAATACATGTCTTTCAGGAAGTACAGTTTCGATTGTTGAGTCCTCATAATTGATTACTGTGATCTTTGTCTTATCAGCTTCAATAACGCATCTTGGTTTACCATTTACAAGAATGATATCACCCTTCTCTACCTTATTAGTTGGAATAATAAAGAAGAATTCCTCTCCGATATCAAATACAAAGTTACTACAGTTTGTGAGCTTGCCAGTCTTGATGTTATATGTCTTATAACCACCATTTGTCTTAACTGCAATTCCACCATTCATAGAAAGTCTACACATTCCACTTCCTACCTTGCCAAACATACCATTTAAAAAATTGTTCATCATATTTATTTCCTCCTATAATATAAAAATTATTGTTTACAAATATTTATTCTCTATTATTCCTCTGAATATTTACTCCAATCAATCTCTACATACTGCTTAAAACAAGGATAATATGTAGTTGTTCCTGTCTGTTCCTTACACCAATCATCTAATAATTTTTGTAAAGAACCTTCATCGCACCGTTCATATGCATCTTCATGTAAATCACTACAAGCATTTTCAACAACGTTGGCTGCATCAATAGAAATCTTCTCAACAGAAGTTACCCATAATCTTACTGGTCTTTCATCACCATCTTCTTCATAATTACATGCATAATCGTCAAAGAAATCGTCAACTGTGTCGTAATACTCGTCAAACTCTTCACAGTAAAGCATTGTGTTTACATCTTTTTCATCAACTGGAACTGCTTTAGATACTTTATCATTCCACTTCTTCATTCTCTCTTCTTCGTCAGCTTTCTTCTGTCCTTCACAGTCGCAATGTAAATAAGCCTGATTTTTATAAGGCTCTCCGCAATAAGGACATAACCGCTGCACTCCATTAAAGCAACTCTGGCAGAATGAAAGTGCTTGATGCTTATATGGAAAATGATATTTTCTGCCAGCTTCAGAATTGTCACCTTCAATCCCATAAACATTATCTGAAATTCTCATTCCAAGACCATTGCAAACAGGACAAATTCTTTCATGTTCTGTTAGATCCTTAATAAGAATTTTAGGGAACAATTTCTGAATTGCTTCATGAAGATTTACTTCTTCTCTACGTGTTAAATTATCCATATTTTTTATCTCCTACTCTTTTGCAATCCCAATGCCATTTACTTTAAAGCTAGTCACCTTACCATCCTTAATTTCAATGCTTTCTTCTGTGCCACCATGCCAGATAAGACCAACGCCTGTGACATACATACTATCTTCGTCTTCAATTAACTCAACTTCCTGTGCTACTCCAATAGGAAGAAACTCGCCATCATTGTTTGGTATCTCAATCGGAATATTCTTTATATTTTTATAAGCATTTCTAATTGCTTCTTTGGAATATATGAAACCGTTCAAATCAGGTTTATCAACTGGAATTGGAATTTTAAATGTTACTTTTATATTCTCTGTTCTCATATAGTTATTCTCCCATTTCTATCTTCTGACCAGCGAATTTCTGAAGCTGTTCATTTACATCATCAGGATAAGTTTTTACAACATAATCAGTACAAACATGAATTTTAGTAATAACACTATTCTCGTCATATTCAATACTTCCAAGTGTTCCACCTGGAATTCTGATAGGCAAACAACCATCCTCATAATCACAAAGCACATAATGTTTCCAGTGTCCATTAGGATCAAGTCCAGCAAGCTTGTCCAATTCTGTTGTGATTCCACAATAATATTCATTCATTTTTGAATATCTTGAATTTGCATATTTGTTAATCAACTTCATGATATTATTCTCCTATTTGCATTTGAAAACCTTTCTTTCGTATTTTCTAAAAACAAATCCTTATCAATGCTCCATCCACCACAATGACTCAATATTTCTTTCCTAGCATTTCTAAATTCGTCCAAATGGTTTCTAAAATAATTCACAGCATCATTTTCGCATTGGAATTCATCATTATATTCCCAAAAGAAATGTCTTTGATTCGTTGCAAAAAATGAATCTGTATCTAAACAATATGCTATAATCCATGTTGTGTATTTATCTGAAAATTTTTCATTACCTTTTAATTCTCGATACATATTTACACCTCCAATCTTCACAAGAAAGAAAAATTTTCTTCGACTTTTGAGGTTTTAAAAACCTTATTTTTCAAGGCTTTCGTAACCTTTCAGTTTGTTATTCTCTACTTTTTATTCATTTTCTTTACAAATTCACGATACTTCCTTGTATATTCGTAAGAATCTCCAAAAATATTATTAACAGCCTTATAAAGTTTTGGTTCATATTTTTGAATAATTTCAAGCTCATTCTCAAAATCTCTTCCAAATGGACAACCGGCACAACCTGTTCTTGGTAAGGCATAAACAACATAACAATCTGAATGCTCGACATTGTAAGCATTTTCATAATCAATTTTGTCAGAATCTTTATACCAAAATAGAGGTCTATAATTATCGCATCCATCATCGCCTTCGCTAAAACACGATTTATAGGATGTAGCTCTAACACCACCTTCTGCTCTTCGCACACCAACTATATTTAATTCATATGTATTTTCTTTTATTAATTTATGAGAAACGTCCTTTTTTGCATACTGACAACATTTTGATGAAATTTTAAATGTTGGTGGATTTTCAATAATAAACTCTTTAAGCCATTTATTATTTGCAATATTAAAAGCATTCGATTTCTTTAAATTACACCACCACAGCAAAGCAGCTTTACATTTTGGATATTCCTTATATAATTCATCAAATGATTTATCTTCCCATTTAAAACTATGTCTTTGAAGTCTATCTATATATTCAGCAGCCTGTTTGTTTATAAACGGTTGACCATATTGTTTACATGATAATGGAATAGGCTTAATTGCCTTATATGGTTTTATCTTTATATTATATTTGTTTTCCAAATATTTTAGATGTTCTTTAGTCGCTTGATATTCAAGACCAGTATCAAACCAAACATAATCAACTTTATTGTCTTTATCGCATCGCCATACAATATCAAGCATCACATCACTATCTGATCCACCTGAAATCGAGCAAACTATCTTTTTATATTTGTGACTGTTAATTTTTGACCACGCTCTTATTAAGTTGTCTCCTATTATTGAATTTACAGGACAATCCTGTAATAATTCTTCAATTGTATTAGCTTTCTGTACCAATATGTACTTTCCTCACTGAAATTTATTTCATTTCAATGAGGTAAAGCCATACTTAGTGAGTGTCTTTTTACGTCACTATCACATTACTTTTTCGATTCATATAAACCAATGATCCGTTTTATGAATCATTGTGACAACCTTTGCTAATCAAAGGCATTAAATACATATGGTGAAAAGCTAACCAAGTGGTAGCACAGCCTCGCAGATTCGTTCAATACTGTTGACTTCACATTTTGTCATTTTATGATTTGGATTATCTTTGTTATAATCTCGAATAAACATGCTTGTCCAAAAATCCACATCCTCATCATCTAACTTTGAATCCATTACAGAATATCTATCAACTGTCTTGTAATTTCCTTTTTCTGTCACATAAGACAAATTTATTTTATAAACTGGTAGGGTAATTTTTGTTTTTAAGAAATTTTTAGGATGAATACTTTTTAATTTTTGTTTCAAATCTTCATCAAAAATTTCAAATGTATCAATTCCAGTTCTTAATGAGCAATTTTCAAAAAAATCACTTGGATGCACTACTTTTCACCACCTTTCTAATATTTTATTCTCTTATTTATTGGGATTCCCATAGCCGAATGGCTTAGATATGATTATAAATTTTCAAAAGAAAGATTGGTTTACTTCGAAACCACTACTTGCTCTTTTTTACAGAAGTGTTATTAACTGACTTCTGAATGTTCTTCATAAGCTGAATATTATCGTTAATCATAAGTGCTAACGCCTGATCCTCAGTAAAACCAACATTTACATATGCATCAAACATATTCTTCTTAGTTCTTGCCTGAATTGCAGGATACTCAGTATTCTCAGAATAATCCTTTGCAATAATCATGAGTTCCTTCAGAACATCATATACAGGCTCTTTGTACTTTGTAATGTATGTCTTTACTACCTCTCCTAAACTTTCTGGGTTCTCTGCTAATAATCTTAAAATTGTTTCCATATTTAATATTCTCCTTTATAATTTTTATTTTATATTTTTCAAAATGATACGTTGCATTCATGTGAAGTTACACTAACTATTGCAATATTTTTCAATGCCTTGTGCCATAATATCTTTTAATTCATCTTCCTCATATGTAGATCCAAACTGCGACCAACTACAACTACATTCTATATCATTGTGTACTAACGCAAGTTTAAATACACCTCCACCATAATTCTTATATGCATTTAATTTGATAGCTTTAATATGAGGAATTTCTAAATACCAATTATGCTCTTTATATTCAAACTGAATATTAGTAGCTTGACCAAAATTATAATCAATGAATTTAACATTATTCATATATTTAATATCAAGAAGTTTTTTAATATAATCAACATACCAATCATATGTTTCCTTTTCTTTATACTTCTTTCTTTTATCAAGCTTGTTACCATCAGCATCCTGATTCTTTGATAACATATTTAACCATTCTCTACACATTTTAATCGTAGACGGCTGATCAAGCAGCATATACTGAATGTTCTCTTTATAAGTGCGAAATGCCTGTTGTTCAATAAGATCGTATTCATTCTTCATGTCATCCAATGCTTGTTTCTTTGCTGACAATCTTCTTTCTGCTTGTGCAAATTTATTTAATGAACTCATTTCATATTCGCCATTATAGTTGTATGTGTCATTTTTATATACTAAAGACATTAATCGTTCACCTCGCTTTAATATTCTCTTTTTATAACCAAAAGAAACCTGAATTTACTTGCCATTCCCAAGTCCAACTTTATAATCGTCTTTTACATCAATGGTTACTTCTCTCTGAAAATTTCCTTCTTTATCATACAAAGATAAATAATATCTGTTACCACGCTGCTCTAATACAACATCCTCGTTCTCGAATAACTGAACTCGTTTCTGTTTTTGTACTGATTTATTCTCTGACTTATTTGGCAACATAATAGGTGGAAGTTTTATCGTAGCTGTTCCAACCTCTTCAAGAATACAGCTAATATCGTTGTCAAGCTTATTATTGTCATTTGTGTGTCTATCAACTGCTTTAATAACATCTCTTTCAAGTAATAATCTATTCGCCATTTTAATATTCTCCATTTCTACATATATAAATGATATTTTCTTCCAATCTGGTCAATAATCTCGCTGTCCATTGGTCTAAAACCAATTACAGTAAGTGTTCTACCATCTTCTTCAGGCTCTAATTCGGTGTGGCAATTATCCTTTATTAACCAGAAATCTTTACCTTCAACCATTCCTAAATCTTCTGCCATACTCTTAGCTTTTAATAATTGGTTCTTATTTTTAGCTTGAAGAACACATTTCGTCAATTCTCCTTCAATCCAATTGTGAAGAACATCTTCGTCAATATAGCCATCAACATGACCATCTAAGTCAGCGTTGTTTTTAATAAACCAACTAATAAATGCCATAGAGCCGTGACTGACTTGGGCTGCGAGCTTCCCAGAACTCATAACCAAATCTTTTCTGGCAATAATAATTTGCTTATACATAGACATTCTCCTTCCACTCGTCTAACCAGTAGAAACTGTCAATCTGTTTATCTAACTTGCTAACCTGTTCTCTCAGCTCAGATTCTTTCTTCTTACTATCTGTTCTCTGACACTTCTTCCATAGTTCTTCACGTTGCTTAGTCAGTTCATCATACTTATCAGATACATCAATCTCATCTACAACTGAAATCTCAATCTTCTCTCCACAGTGAGGACAAAACTGGATTGGGTAATTGTCTGTCTGTTCCCATTCGTCCTCATAAGATGTAATAACCTCTGTATAAGAAGTGCAAAACTTTGGAACATATCTTTCATCATCCCAACAATCATCACTATAAACCAAATCTTCGCCTGTAAATACAATAGCTTTATCATTTTGAATTTCATCACAACAATGTGTGAATGGTTTGTACTTGTATGAATGAGTATCATTAAATTTTAATTTAATTAATTCTATCTTCATTTTTTATTCTCCCAACTTCCTGC